CACGTTGGGCATTAGAGACACCAGTAACATTAGGATTTCTTTGTTACCTTTTAGTTGTTGTGCCTATTCTGGGTATCTGGTTAGTCCACAAATACAACTGGCAACACTGGGAACCATTTGACAAGGGGCACAAGAAGTAGTATAAATATTTGGGAACACTTTTACTATACCCAAATGGAAAAAAGGACTTGTAAAGATTGCAAATCCGAAAAGACCTTGACAGAATTTCCGTCTGCTGGTATTATAAAGGGAGTTCAATATTACAGACACAAGTGCATTCAATGCTACTCAAAGCAAAAAACTGCTGAAAGTAGTAAAAGAATGGATAAATTTAGGGAGTATAAAAAGACTCTCAAATGCAATCGATGTGGTTTTGATGATCACAGAGCACTTGAATTTCATCACCCCAATGATGATAAAGACAACTTTGAACCTTGTGTAATTGCAAGAAATAGAAGTTGGAATAATGTAATGGAAGAACTAAACAAGTGTGAAGTCTTATGTTCTAATTGTCATAGGATTGAACACTATCACGGGCATTAGCGCAGTTTGGTAGCGCGTCCCGTTTGGGGCGGGAAGGTCATAAGTTCAAATCTTATATGCCCGACTTGCCAGTTTTCCGACTGGCACCTTGACTATATAAAGTCAAACACTTATAATACTCAGGTATTCAACACACAACAATGTCTCTGATCGAAAAATTCAAGAAAGATGTTAGCACTTTGCGTTCTGCTGCTAATGGGGATATCTACCTTGATGTAAAGAGTCCGAAACTTTATAAGAAAGTTCGCCGCTATTATGAGAATAATGGTGTCGTGTTTTCTGGAGATCCCCTTGATGACTATGAAATGCTGATGGATTATCTCTATCAAGACCTTCAAACTATTGAGGTTGCATAATGAAAGTCATTCAAAAACCTACCGTTCTTATGGAGCGGTTTCCTTATCGTTATATTCAGGTTGGTAAGTTGGAAATCAACGGAATGCCTGATTGCCGCATTCAGAAAGTAGATTCTTATACTGGTCGCTATAGGGATATGTACCTTTGCGATAATGAGATGCAACTCATGACTGCCATGGAAGATTTTGAGTACACCAAGTGGTTGGACCCTGATATGGTTCCTTGCTATGTCAAGGACGATGAAGACACGGAGAGTCTATAAAAGAACTGGTGGAGTCATCCTCATTATGCCCGTGATGGAGACACGATAAAAACCCTGGTCGGGATGGTCAATTGACCCCTGGAGTTTCCAGTTTCTCTAAAAAACTGGTGGTGCGGATGGGGCAACCCCGCCTAGTTTCTTGCTTCTAGTTAAAGAGCAAGTGGCGTGCATGTAAAGACCTAATGAGGACGGCTTGCGCGAGTCGTCCTTTTTTAGTATAATAATAAAAAAATAATCTTTATGAAGTTTTTAACATTCCTAAATTCTGGATGTCTTGATATTTGTATGAATATGTTGAAGTCCGCAGAAAATGTGGGCATCAATATGGACGATTTCATCATTGCCTGTATGGATGAAGATGTTTATAAGTCCCTCATACTCAGCGGATATAAGGGAGCTTTCCTTTATATGGATCAACAATTGAAGGAATATCAGGACTGGACTTTCAACCAGAACAGTGGATTTAGAAATATTGTGAGGCATAAGTGGAAGATTATTGATCAGGTTCAGAAAGAACATCCAAACCTGATATGGGTTGATACTGATATTGTGTTCAAGGAAAATCCCGTAAAACTTCTTACGGGTCACGAAGAAGTATTGTTTCAGACTGATGCTCCTGGTTCTACAATTTGTACTGGGTTTATGGTGTTCAATGAAACTCCACAGTGCCGTCAATTGGTTGCCGAGTGTGGAGCAGACGAAACTGACGACGATCAACTCATTATGAATCGTATTGCACTTACCAAATATAACGATTATATTGCCCTGTTGTCAGAAGACCTTTTCCCTAATGGTAATGTGTATTATCAGCAAGGTAGAAAAGAGAATGCTATGATTGTTCATAATAACTGGATGGTCGGAGTGGAAAACAAAATCAATAAGTTTAAGGAGGAAGGACTATGGTTTATTTGAATCAAGAATATCTGAGACCAAAGTCTCTGACCCCTACATATCCACCATATCATCAGGGGGAGTATATTGAAGAATACTTCTACAGTAACTATCAGAAGTTAGAGACTAAACCTGAACGTGAGTATATTGATATCTTCTGGTCTAATATTTTTTGTAATAAAATCTGGGCTGGCCAACCATATCCAGATCTGCAGAATTTACTCTATGAAACTTTGAGTGCTGATGGTAAATACTTTACTGTTTGTCAACAGGACGATGGACCTTTTGAGGATTTCCCAGAAGATACTATGATTTTTTCTGCTGGTGGTAATCGTAAGAAGGGTAATGTAATTCCTATTCCGCTGGTTTGTTCTTCTATTCCTGAGGTTCCTAAACAGGATCACAAATACTTTGCATCTTTTATTGGTTCTAATACTTATTGGGTTAGAACTGATATGGTTAAGGCATTTCGTGGCAAAGATGATTGTTTAGTGAAGGCAGGAAACTGGGATATCAATGTAGGGGAAGAGAAACTGAATAACTTCCTTGATGTTATGTCTGCTTCTAAGTTCTCCCTGTGCCCCAGAGGATATGGGACAACAAGTTTCAGACTCTATGAATCCTTTCAACTCGGAACAGTTCCAGTTTATATTTCAGACGATCACGCACTTCCTTGGTCTGATGAATTAGATTGGGAAGAGTTTTGTGTTATAATTGATGATGAAAACATTGGGAATACCTACGATATTCTTAAGAGTATTTCAGACGATACATACAATGAGATGTTGAAGAAGGGTCAAGAACTTTATCAAGATTACTTTTCTCTTCAAGGAGTCTTTGAAAACATTATCAAAAGGGTGCAATGAAAAAAGTTCTTCTAGTCTTTGGGTCTTATGGTGATCAAAGGCAACAATTCTTTGACACTTATATGTCTCCAAGAAATCAAGAGTACGCTGATAAGCACGGTTTTGAGTATCTTGAGTTAAAGGATAACCTGTATAAGTATCGTGGTAATTATACCTGGTTGAAGTTTACTATCCTTGAGCAAATGCTTGAGGAAGGTTATGTGACAGATGGTGATATTGTCACACACTTGGATGCTGATATGTGCGTGGCAAATATTGAGCAACCATATGAGACTAGTAAATCATTCTCATATGCAATTGATTCTGGTAATACTCATTGTATGGGCAACTACTCAATCAAAGTCAATGAGTGGTCTCGTCAATTAGTTGCTAACATTCTTTCAGAAGATAGATATCAGGCACTGAATGATGCAGTATCCAAGCACGAAAGATTTGGATATGTAAATAGCTTCTGGCACGAGTTCAGGGAGCAAGCATCCTGGTATTCTCTTGCAGGTATTAAGAGACACTCGGACGAACCTTTCTGGAATCTTCCCGATTATGGATGGCATTCTGATAAAACAGATTGGACTGTGTATTCTCTAGAAGAACTTTATGAGCATGTAGAGATTCTTCCTACTGCTTGGAATGTTACTGAACTTGAAGGGGAATCTAGTTGTCAGTTTCTGATCAATAAAGTTGATAAAGAAGATGTAATTATTCGCCACTTTGCTGGCGGCCAAAAGTGGCGAAAGGAATGGTTCTAATGAGATTATTATTTAATATTAGAGTTTTTTTGTGGTCAATTGTATCCGAAATTGAATATAGATTGTATCCATATGCAAACAGTGAACCTGAAGTTGACTATTTTTATATTATTAAAAATGATGCTACCGGTGAAGAGTATACTGTATTAGAATGGATTAAAAATTTTAATAATAGACTCGAAAAAATTGAAGATAATTACCTCCATATAAACTCAAATCTTAATAAAGTTGATAAACTGGATCTAGATCTTTTGGATTTAAAAAATAGGATATATAAGAAATGAACAATGAGAAATTAGCAATGAATTTAGTAGAAGTTGATACTGACCTTACAATGGTCAATGAGGGGCATGTTGGTGGATTTATCATTCAAAAAGATCCTGCAACATATACGCCAAAACTTTGGAAATATATTTGTGAAAATTTTAATATCAAAAGTGTTTTAGATGTTGGATGTGGAATGGGACATGCTATAGGGGAGTTTAATAAGTATTGTGATGAAGTTGTTGGAGTTGATGGATCCAAATATGTAGTTGAAAATTCACTATTTACTGAACAAATTTTTTATCATGATTTTGCTATTGGAACTTTAGAAACAGAAGATAGATATGATCTATGTTGGTCTTGCGAATTTGTCGAACACGTTGATGAAAGGTATAGAGATAATTTCTTAGAAGTATTTTCTTATGCCAAATATTTGGCAATTACTTATGCTGAACCTGGACAACCTGGACACCATCACGTAAATTGTCAACCAAAAGAATATTGGATTGAACATCTCAAAAGATATGGATTTGAATATGATGAAAAAATTACAAGTCAACTCAGAGAAGTTGCATATGAAGATGCTATCGAAATAAACCCAAAATATAAGGATAATCACTTTAATCTGAGAGGACTCTTCTTCATTAAAAAATGAAAAAAATTAAAAATTTTACGATTTGTTTACACTGTGGGTGTAGTAAAGATATTGTCGATGCTCAAATGGAAGCATTGTCCCCTCTAAATTTAAAGTATAAGGTGACCTGGAATAATAGGATTGATAGGCATCCAGAAATGTATCAGTCCTATTCAGAACTTATAAATCACTCCATTGCCACTTCTAATGATGAATGGGTCATTCTAATTAATGATAGAACGTATCCGACAGTAGATGAAATAGAAAAAATGCTCTATTTGTTGGAAAATGGATATTCCTGCGTTTTTTTGTATAGTGTTGGATTTATGGGATTCTCTAAAGAATTGATCCGTAAAGTAGGATGGTGGGATCAAAGATTTACCTATGGTGGATGGGAAGATCGTGATTGGGTTTTTAGAATAAAGAAGAAAAATCTTTCACTATATGAAAGTATAGAGAGTACATATGATATGAGCTGGAAGTCTCCCTTGAATGTTCCTGGCGCTGTTTTGTCCACTCAGTTCTGGGAAAAGAAATATGATATATCTTCTGAAATTGTTTATCAAAAATTAGATGAGGAGAGTTATCCAGAATGGGATGAGAATTTGGGGGAAAGTAGAGAAGACATTAGTTCTTCTTGGTTGTCCTGGAATTATTCTCAACTCAATATAATGTATGATTCAAGATTTAAACCTGGTTCTGGTCAGTCTGGATCCGCAATCCTTAACAACAGACAAATTGTTGAAAAATTCTAATGAGAATATTATTCATAACAACACAGAACCCAACAAAGCAGGGAGACTTACTTGAAGTTTCTCTTCTTCATGGTTTGAGAACAGTTCTTGGTGAAGACTGTGTAGATTACCCAAGAAAGAAAATAATGTATCATGATTTTTCTGATACCCCAAAGGATACATTGCACGGAAGAGGATTCTCTCTATTGACTACACCAATTCAAGACATTGAAGATAGAGACATATTCAAACAAAAATTTGATTGTGTAATCTACGGTGATGGACACATGTATGGGGAAGTTCCAAACATCGAAGGTGTGAATGAACTTGCTGATGGTAATGTGTGGATCATTGACGGAAATGACTTATATGGAAATGCTTCTAGAATGATTTCACATAATGGTGAAATTATCATAGGAACTCAGTTTACTAACTGCTTCAAAAGAGAATTGGTTGAGAGTGATGATGATAGTGTATATCCTACTGGGTTTGGTATCCCTGAGGAAAGGATAAGAGAAGTTGACTTTTCAATCAAAGATCAACTTTATCAGAAGACTGCTCCTTCCGATTCATTGTTTGAAGATGCTATAGACATTGGAGGTGGATTTTCCCATCATAAGTTTACTGATGAAGAAGACTACTACAATGACTTATCAAGATCTTGGTTTGGTCTTACCTGTAAGAAAGGTGGATGGGATTGTTTAAGGCATTATGAAATTATAGCCTCTGGTTCTCTACTTCTTTTTAGAGATTATTATAAGAAACCATGGATGTGTTCACCTCAAGAACTTCCCTGCTATTTTTACTCTTCTAAAAATCAACTATATAATCTGATGTCTGAATTGGTAATTAATAATAAACCAACAGACAAGTATCTACTAATGCTTGAAAAACAGCGAGAATGGTTGTATAGTGTTGGGACTACTTCTTCTAGAGCAAATAGTATTTTAAATGTATTGAAAAAAGAACTATGATTATAAACAAAAATCTTTCCAAGATGAATACGAATTATCATCTTGCTTTTGAATATTTGGAATCAAAATTTAGTAATGATGATAAAAATTATAGAGTATTGGATGTCGGAGCTGCAGAAAATCCTTGGGGAAAAGAATGGATTACTCACATCGCAGATAAATTTGTAGAACCTAAGAATATTTCAAAAGTATATGATAATGATATCACGGTGTTTAAAACAGACATCGATGATCCCAGAGATTGGCAAGAGATTATGGATGATGTTGAAAAAAATGGTATGTTTGATTTTGTGATTTGCAGTCATACACTTGAAGATGTAAATAACCCTAAAATTGCTTGCGAGTTTATTAATAAGGTTGGAAAATCTGGGTTTATCAGTATGCCTTCAAAATATGCAGAATTGACAACCTTTGAAACTTATTATAGCAACCTTAGATACTGTGGATACCATCATCATAGATGGATATACCAAATAAGGAATGATGTATTAGTTGGTACACCAAAAATGAATTTTCATGATAATGTGGATTTTCCATTCAATCAAGGTAAGGCACTGCATACCGAAATAGCATTTTTATGGGAAGATGGGTTTGACTATGAATTCTTATACCCTAATGAAATGCTGGATAACAGAAACGGTGACAATAGAGTTGCAGAACTTTTTGAAGATGACGATTTAATTCTTAAATAGGTAAAAATGAAAAGCGAAGATTTAGTAAGAAATGCAGAACCAATTCAATTTGCATTATTTCAAAAAGTATTGGGTCAAATTAAAAGTCCTAATCCATCTATGATCGAACTAGGATGTGCCGAAGCATTTTATTCCCAAATGTTTAATGAATATTTTGGGGGAAATTGTAAGAATATTTGTATGGATATTCTTCCAAGACAAATAGAAAGTGCAAAAAATAATTGTCCAAATGCAGAATTTATTCACGGATATGTCGGGGAACCAGTTCACAGACAAGAAGTGAAAGAAAACAATTATGGAGCATCTAGAATATATTTGAAAGATTTGATTGATAAGATTGATAGTGGAAAAATAAATTTATTGCATATGGATATACAGGGATCTGAAACATATGTTATGCAAGAAATAGAGGATAGTGAATATTTAAGTGATATTGAATATATGTTCATATCACTTCATGGGACGCAAGAAGATGTTAAGATGTGCATACCAAAATATTTTGAATATTTGTATGATCACCCCACTCAAGGAGGTGAAGGTGACGGATTGATTGTTATTAAAAATAAAAATTTTGAGGTAAACAAATGAGTAAAGTATTAATGACAGGTGGAATGGGATTCATTGGATCTCATTGCATAGAAAAATGGAAATCCGTTGGTTGGAATGTATGTGTTGTGGATAATATGTCTACAAATGCTATTCCTTTGGATCATCCCGTTTTGGAAAACGTTGAAGTTATCCAAAAAGATATTCTGAATATTGATTATAAGACTCTACCAGAAGTAGATCTTGTTCTTCACCTTGCTTCTCCTGTTGGGCCAGTTGGTGTTCTCAAACACTCTGGTAACATGGCAAGAATTATTCTTGATGATATTTACTGGGCAATTAATGCAGCAAAGCATAACAATTGTCCATTGGTGTTTATCTCAACCTCTGAGATCTATGGGCATCGTGATGAAAAAAGTTATCTTGAAGAAGAGAGTGATAAAGTTCTTCACGGTGAATTTACCGTAAGAAATGAATATGCGATTGCTAAACTATTATCAGAAATTGTTCTGACTAACCAGGCAAAGATTAACCCCGATTTTAGATATCAGATTATTAGACCATTCAATGTGACTGGTAAGTATCAACTTCCTGACGGTGGATTTGTCCTTCCAAGATTTGTTAATCAAGCACTGAAAGGTGAAGATATTACCGTGTATTATGATGGTCTTCAACTTAGAGCATTCACTTGGGTTAAAGATATTGTTGATGGTATCTACCTAACTTCAATAGCAGATGATAAGAATTGGAATGAGGAGTGGAATATTGGTAATGAAAAGAATGAGAGAACAATTCTCTATCTTGCCGAAAGGGTAAAAGAAATTACTAATACAGAATCTAAAATTGTAAACGTTGATCCAGTAGAACTTCACGGTCCACTGTTTGCAGAGGCACCAGAGAAGATACCTAACAGTGAAAAGATCAAAGAAAGACTTGGATGGAAAGCAACCAAAGGAGTTGACGAGGTTATCCAAGAAGTGGTAGAATATTATCAAAGTGGAGTTTGTGTCTAATGAAGATTGGAATTATTGGATATGGTGAGATAGGAAGTAGTATCGCCAAAGTCTATGAGTCATTTGAAGGATTTGACGTAAGGATTGTAGATCCATATCAAAATCGTAATGATGATATTGAGGGTGTTGAAATTCTCAACATCTGTATTCCCTTTATTGAAAATTTTGTAAAGGTTGTTCAAGATTACATTTCAAAAGCTAATCCACGATACACTATTGTTCACTCTACAGTTGCTCCTGGAACCACCGAACTGGTTGGCGGTAAAGTGTGTCATTCTCCTATGAGAGGTCTTCATCCAAACCTTGATTTGGGTATGAAGACATTTTTGAAGTATATTGGTCCAGTGGATCAAGAAGCAGCATCTTTGTATCAAGAACACCTGAATAGTCTAGGAATCAAAACGCACATTTGTAAGAACAGTAAGACTACTGAATATGCTAAGTTGCTAGACACTACTTACTATGGAGTTTGTATTGCATTCCACGCTGATGTTGCTCGGGTATGTGAAAATGAGGAACTTGAATTTGATGAAGTTATGACCTTGTTCAATCAAAGTTATAATGAAGGATATACTGAACTTGGTAAACCTAACGTGGTTCGACCAGTTCTTTATGCGACCAAAAAGATTGGAGGACACTGTGTTGTTCCCAATGCAAAAATTCTTAAGGATTATATGAACACTAAAACAGTTCAATCTATCTTGGAGTATGAGTGATTTAAAATGAATCTCTTGATTGAATACTTTAACTCTCTCAATCATATGAGGAATGGTGAATATCTTTATTGTCTTCATCAAAATCTTGGAAATGATCTGATTGATAACGTGTATCTTTTTATGGAAGAAGATACAGAACTTAATTTTGTATCTCCAAAGATTAAGAAAGTAATTAGGGATAAAAGACCAACCTATAAAGAAATCTTTGAGTTTTGTAATGAAAATTTAAAAGACCAGATTTGTGTCGTTGCCAATGCCGATATCATTTTTGATGATACTCTTAGATTTTTTAAGAGTATCGATATGGATAAACAGTTTTATGCACTTAGTAGATGGGAAATTTCTACTCGTGACGGAAAGAACTGGGAAATAGAACCATATGAGAATGCTGCATCACAGGACTCTTGGATCTTTGAGGCCCCAATTCCAACTTCTGGTAGTATGAATTATACAATGGGAGTTCCTGGATGTGACAATAAGATTACATATCAAATGAGAGAACTTGGATATACATGTAGAAATCCTGGCAAGAAAGTAGTTTCTATTCATTTTCATCCAACAAATTGGAGAACTTATAGTCCACAGGATGATAGAGTTCCTGGACCTTATTTGTTAGTTGCTCCTGCAGACAACTTTACAGGAACTCCTAGTCATATTGACATTGATGGGTTTGATGAGTATGGAAGACCGTTCAAACATATGGATTAGTAGTCATTTATACTTACTATGTCGGTAAACCGTAACAAGAAGGGCTTGACGCCTCTTTATATTTGCTATATAATTGTGTAACAATTCTTAACGAATGTACAATGACTGTAACAACTAATGAACATGGGCAACAGAATATGTTTGCCAAAGAACCCGTAATGTACTATGAGAACTACGGGATGCTGACTCCTAATATGGTTAAGGAGCGCACCAATGGTCGCTGGGCAATGATGGGTTTCGTTGCGGGCTTGATTTCTTACGCAAGTACTGGTAAACTGTTCTTTGGTATTTTCTAAGTATTTTTACCCATGGCATACAATGTTACTCTCCGCACTCCCGACGGCACCGAGACCGTTATTCAATGTGAAGAGGATCAGTACATCCTTGAGGCTGCTGAAGAAGCAGGTGTTGACCTTCCTTCATCGTGCAAAGCTGGTGCTTGCTCCGCCTGTGCTGGCAAACTGATTGAAGGTGAAGTTGATAATGAAGAGCAGTCATTCCTTGATGATGAGCAACTTGAAGAAGGTTGGGTGCTGACTTGTGTCGCATATCCCAAGTCTGACTGCACCATCCTTACCGAGCAAGAAGAAAACCTCTAATGGAACTACTTGCCCTTGCAGCAATTTTATTTGCCTCTTTTGCGGGGGCAGCATTACTTACTAAATCTGGAGACGAACAATGACTGAAATTATTTTCACAATAACAAGTATTTCTTTCTTTGTTCTTCTGGCACACTCTGTTAACCAACTCTCTGAAACTTATTAATGGAACACTCTCTGATTGAACTTCTCACTTATTATGTGATTGCTGGAGCATTGATTATTGGAGCACCAGCAGTATTCTTTATCATTGCTTTTATGCCTGCACTGATGAATACCAAAGGTGCAGTTGTTGGTTACAAAACTCACCGCGATTATGGTGAAACATCTATCTACTCTAAAGTAAAATAGGAGAAAACAAATGAACGAAAAAGCAGAACGTATCAATGGTTGGGCAGCGATGATTGGTATCGTTGCCGCCTTCGGTGCATATCTCACCACTGGGCAGATCATTCCCGGAGTATGGTGATGTTATTGTTTGCGGTCATTTTACTGGGGACATACTTCTTCATTATGGCTCTTGGTAATAATGATGCAGACGATGATGATGACTTTGGCGGGGGTATGATGATTCCCGCCTATAATCCCACTAATTAAATGATAGAAGTAAAAATGCGTAAAGAACAGTATCAAGTCCCCCAAGTAGAGTTTGTATTCCGTGAAGATGGAGAGTTTGTTACTAAACCTTCCCTGGATCTCTTCACTGGTAAGCGGGTGGTTATTTTTAGTCTGCCTGGTGCATTTACTCCTACTTGCAGTGCTTATCAACTCCCTGGATTTGAAGAACGATTTGAAGAGTTTGTTCAACTTGGGATCGATGATATTTACTGCATCTCTGTTAATGATGGTTTTGTGATGAATGCCTGGGGCAAAGACCAGGGTATTGAGAAAGTAAAACTTATTCCCGATGGTAATGCTCACTTCACCCGCTCAATGGGTTACCTGGTTCGTAAGTCTAACCTTGGCTTCGGTGAGCGTAGTTGGCGTTATGCTGCTGTCGTTAATGATGGAGTCATTGAGAAAATCTTCGTTGAGGAAGGTTTCCGTGACAACGCAGACACCGACCCTTACGAAGCATCAACACCCGAAGCGGTCCTAGAATATGTGAAATCCACAACAGCAGTCCCTGCCTGATACCGACTCTGCCCTATATACAGGGCAGAGTTTTTTTATGTAATGCCTAGAAATCAACTAACTAAGGATGATCTTAAAGTACATATTCTTAAGTTGAAGAGGCAGGTTGACCACGATGAAGGATATCCTGGAGAAAAGGAAATAGCACATAAGTATCTCAATAAGGTGCTGGATAAAATCAATGAGTATAGGGTATAATAAATATAAAGTAATTAACCAAAACTTCCCTTGTTAGATTTTCCTGATTCCCCAAATCTAAATGACATATACCAGGCTTCTGGTAATCAGTGGATATGGAATGGATCTGTCTGGAAAAGAATACCTGATCCAGGTAGTCAGGGACTTCAGGGTCTTCAAGGCAATCAAGGCAACCAAGGACGCCAAGGTTTACAAGGTTTAAGTAATCAAGGTGCTCAAAATGCTCAAGGAACGCAAGGACGCCAAGGTTTACAAGGTTTAAGTAATCAAGGTGCTCAAAATGCTCAAGGAACGCAAGGAAGTTCTGGTGGTGGAGGAGGAGGTTCTACCACGTTCGTTGGATTGACAGATACTCCTGCTAATTTTACTGGAAGTGCTAATAAATTCCTTGCTGTAAACTCCACTCCAGATGCTGTAGAATTTGTTGATGCTCCTAGTGGGTTAGAAAGTAGAGGAACTCTTTCTGGAACTACTGGAACTCTAACTTCAGGTTCTAGTGCAAACCTTACAATAACTGGATATAAAACATATGCCCTTCTTAAAGTAGAAATTGATAATCCTGCTTGGGTTACGATTTATACTGATACCTCTTCAAGAACAGCAGATGCATCAAGAACTTCAGACACTGATCCGATACCTGGTTCTGGTGTCATCGCTGAAGTTTACACTGAGACTGCTGGTAGTAGCACATTCTTAATGAGTCCTGGTGTTCTTGGGTGGAATAATGATGGTACACCTAGTACAAACATCTACCTAAAAGTTGAAAATACTGGTGCTGGTTCTGCAGCAATTACTGTTGACTTGACTGCAGTTAAGTTGGAGGCATAATATGAGAGAATACATAGTAACTCTTCATAGTCGTGATGATCTTGATGGTTTCTATGAAGATATGGAAACCGAAGGTGGTAGTATAACCATTCCAGATAGAAAGGTCCACTGCTGCTGTAGAAGAAACATCAGTCGTAATACTCACTACATGCTTACTGATGAGGAAGCATTAGAAGTTGCAAATGATCCTCGTGTTTTGGCGTGTGAATTAATACCCTCTGAGCGTGGTATTGAGGTTGGACCTTTATGGGAACAGACAGGAAATTTTGAAAAGAGTGCAACAATAGACAGTAATGACAAGAATTGGGGAATTTATAGGTGTATCAATGCAAGTCCTCTCACTAACTGGGGAACCAATGGAACATTTACTCAAACTACACAGACGGTAAGTACAACAAGTTCGGGGAGAAATGTTGATGTTGTAATAGTTGATGAGCATATTAATCCAAATCATCCAGAGTTTGCTGTGAATCCCGATGGGACAGGTGGTACTAGAGTTAATCAATATGATTGGTTTGTTCACAGCACTGAACTTGGATTATCGACAACTGGTTCATATGATTATACAAAACAATCTGTAGATGATAGTCATGGAACTCACGTTGCAGGAACTGCATGTGGAAATACTCAGGGGTGGGCAAGAGATGCAAATATTTTTAATATAGAATTTTCTTATACTGCATCAAATGCTCCAGCAGGAAATTGGTATCTATATTTGTTTGATTATATTAGAGCGTGGCATAATTCTAAGTCGATCAATCCTGATACTGGTAGAAGAAATCCAACAGTTACTAATCATAGTTGGGGATTTTCTTACAATGGAGATACATTTGGTGGTGCTGGGCAATCTTTATCTCTAATCACTCAGATAACTTATAGAGGAATTTCTTCTTCCGTGACTGGAACTGATGCTCAAAAAAAGGCATATTTGGAAGCTAGAGGTATTCCAGTTCCTGGTTCATCATTTTTGTTTAGAGTTCCAGCAAGAGTTACTGCTCTCGATACTGATTTGGCAGATGCTATTAATGATGGTATAATTGTTATTTCATCTGCAGGAAACTCTTATTGGAATAACAATCTTCCATCTGGTTTGGATTATAATAATACATATACTTACAATGGATTTTCTGGTTATGAACCTATGAAAGGTGGATCCCCTGGTGCAGCTGCTGGATGTATATCTGTCGGTTCTATTGGAACTAAAACTCAGGAATATAAATCTGACTTTAGTAATTTTGGAGAGAGGGTTGATATATGGGCACCAGGAACTAATATTATATCTGCTGTCTATGACAGCAATGCCGCATCAGAATTTAACATTACATTAGCGGATGACCCCAGAAATTCTACATATAAACTTGGTTCAATTAGTGGGACAAGTATGTCTGGTCCACAAGTTGCTGGAATTATTGCATGTCTTGCAGAACAAGAACCAAGACTATCACAGACTGATGCATTAAATTATCTTATTGAAGTATCAAAAACACAAGTTGGTGATACTGGTGGAACAACAACCACAAATTTTGAATCACTTGGAGATTCTAATAATAGATTTTCTTTTTATAGAAAAGAAAGACCAGAGACTGGAGTTCTTTCTCCTAAGATAAATTATAAAAGAAGAAGCAGTTCAGTTCGTTATCCTAGACCAAATAGTAGCGTATTCAAAAGATCATGAAGAAAAAACTTTTATCGCCAACAGAACTTAGAGAGTTTAGGACCCAGCAGGCTGAACAAAAAAGACTTCGGGCTGAGGAATTAGAAAGAAAGAATAGGAGATTATCTCCACCAAAAGAATTATTAGATCCGAAACCAGAACCTGTTATAGAGGAACCTGAGGTTGTAGAAGAACCTAAGGAACCTATTGAGATTCTTCGTGAAAGGATTGAGCAACTTGCTGCTCAAATTAAAGAACCAAAGTATTATGATGAGCAGATTGCTCAGTTGGAAGTTATTCTTGCATCTAAGATTGGATTTGATGAATTTAATCTGGCACCAATTGAAGAGAAAATACAAAATCTCAAAGAGTCTGTTCCAGAACTTCCTGAGGTAAAGTATTATGATGATGAACTTCAGGAAGTACAAAGGCAATTAAATGAACTTGATATTCGTTATTATGAAACCGATATTGAAAGTCTTACTGAAAGAGTAGACCAACTTCAAATATCTGGATCTGAGATATTCAAACAGCACGGTGAAAATCTCAGAGAGATAAAGAAAGCAATTCATCAAGTAATTGAAGACCTAGTAAAGGTTGATAACAAAGAAATACCAGAGGCATTTGATCCTACTGATATTCATAATGA